AAGTTTGGACCTTCATAAAAACAATCCACTGGGCAGACGTTTACACAATCTGTATATTTGCATTTTACGCAGGCTTCTGTTACTAAAAATGTCATGCTGTTATCCTCTTAAAATAATCTATTATTCTATGTGCATCGTGTTCCCTCATTCCTTTAAGGGGTCTTGCTTTAAACTTTACTACATTTGCTTCTGACCAATCAAGTGTTTCTAGTTGTTCTATATGTTGAAATATTGGCATTTGATCTTTGATATAATGATAGTTATCCGGATCATAAACGCTCTTGTAAATTCCTAGCAGTTCATATTCACTTAACCATTTAGTGTCGTTGAACGGCGCAACACCTTCGATTGCTGTTTTCCAATCACTACCTAGTTTCTGTTTAAGTCCGACCCAGTCCTGTTTGAGATAAGGCATAAACTCTGTTACATAACTTTCATTACTAACACGGCCTGCACCAATTAACTGCTTAACCGCTTGTTCATATATCGCATGGTGGTCGTTCCACACATCCTCTGTTCTAAAAACAGGATGCCCGTCTTGTATAAACTCCCATGGCTGTAAGTAAAATACATCTGCATCCTGTATTACAATGTCTGAGTCTAAACTATCTAGTAGACTAAACTTAATCCCTTGTTGCTTGTACCAGTTATCATCCCAACCTACTAGATTAAACTCGCTGTCTTTTTTGAAAACCAATTTGCTCTGATCGATATGAGGGAACTGTGCGAACTTTTCTAAAATATCAGTACTGCTTAACGGACTAACAATAACAGTTTGGTCTATAGTTGGAGACAAAAACTCATCAAAACTTAGTGCGCAACAGGCATCGTTTAAACGCCCAGGGCCAATCATCATTATGCGTGTTATCATTTAAAAATATTACTGTAAACTTTTAGTTTTTCAATCTTTTCGTCTTTGGCTCGATTTATATCTTCTTCTTTAACTAGCCCGGCTTCTATCATTAGCCCAATCATGCATACCAAATCGCCAACTTCCATACTTAAATTTTCACGTTGTGTAGCGCCGGACTTGTGACTATTGTCTATACCAAAACGCACACACTTGCTGATTGCTTGTATAACTTCAGCACATTCTTCTTGGGTTATCCCTAAGATTTCTCGTTCTTTTTCAGTCATAACACTATTATAAGCGATTGCTTATACTATGTCAACTAGATAGGTGAGTTTGTCTGGTAATGCATCTGTGCAACTTTTGCACAAGCTCTTGTCTGAGAAACAAGTTTTAGTATTTTCTCTTAGTAAATTGACCATGCCTGGGCCAGTGAACAAATCAAAATAACTGTCTCTGTTCAGATTGCCAATCACATGCTTCAAATCATAATCCATACAGCATATTACTACATCACCGTTTGGTTGCAACACCCATTGGTCGTAGTTGATTGTTTTACTACAGCGTACAGGTTTTTCGTGTCGCTCGATGTATTTGATTTCTTGATCTGTCTCTACTTGTTGTTTGTTTAAACTGCCTGCACGATCGTGTCCGAACCAATTGTACAACTGTACACCCAGATGTTGTAGATCCTGGTGTATTTTACCGTGGTCACTCATGGTCATTGCTTCTAGCTTGATGCCTGCAGTTTGCACACCTCTGGTCATGATGTTGTAAACATCTTCCCATTCTTTGGTGTACTTCCAGCCTTTCATGTTACCATACTCATCTGGAAAGTGTATGCTAAATGTATCTACCAACGGTTTGTGTGTGGTTAGCAGACCCAATACTTCATTGGCAGTATCTACTGTCCAGTTATACAGTGTGGTGTATATAGCAACACGATGATTGGACTCTAGTGCATAACGTAACATGTTGGTTGCTTCTGGGTTGACCCAGGCTTCAGCCATTCCGCTAAAGTCTATACGTGTGTCAGGAGGTACTTTACTGACTGCTGTCTTGAATGTATCCAAGCTCATGTATTTGGTATCTTCGCCGTACTTGAGTCTTAGATTTTCTTGGGGACAGAAATTACACATAAGTGGACAACCAATCATGGTTGTAATTTCCAGGGTGGGCATTGTTTTCATAATTTAATTGAATTTAAAACTAAACTTGCCTTTTGGCGGTCCAACATAATAGTTTTTGCCGCTGTCTAGCATTATGGTTCCTTTGAAATTAGGAGGATAAACTGCATCGTATGATGTTACAGCAACATCCTCTCCCTTTGTTCCTACCTTTGTGTACAGTTGCACAATACTTGCTGTGTTTAGGAGTGCCAATGCACCTTTTGTGAACTCAGGATTACTATTTACAGCCTCCGCAACAGCACGAGCTAATCCTGCTAAAATAGCCCAACAGGTCATAAACCCTGGTTTGTTTGGATCAAAATTTATTTTACCTATTAGGTTTGATGCTTCTTGACTTAGTCCTTCAAAATCTCTCTTCGCTGATTTCTTGATAGCATTAAATTCTTCTCTTAGCGCAGGAGTACTTACACCTAATAGTTCTCCTAGTGCAAATGGGCCTTCAAGTTGACTATTTTGTGCAACAGTATCAACAATTTTAATAGCGTATTTTGCAGAATTTAGTAATTGTGTATTATTCTTTTTTCTAGCTCTGTCCGCACTATCTGCTAAGTTCTTAACACTAGCACTTGCACCTTTACCACCTTTAGAACTAATACCAATCTCTACACCGTTTGGTGCTTGGAATACACTGTCTACTAGATTGTAGTTTTTACTCTGAGGCCATTTAACGGCCATCTCGCTCCAGTCTGCTCCGTCTGCTAGTGCATGTTTGGCTTGTTCAGCCTGTCCTGTAATTTGTCCGCTCATCATAGCAATCGGACCCATGATCTCACCAAAGTAATCTCGTATTCCTGCCGCTTGATCAGCTAATCCCGGAAACACAGCTTTTTGCCCGCCTGCTGTTTGTTTAAGTGCATCTACTAACACTTCATTGTTCTGTGATTTATTAGCTACCTGATTTATTACTGAATCAGAACTGCTAAATTGTTGTTCTGTACCTATAAGTGTTTGTGGATCAAAGCCAAGTTTTAGTTTCTGTGCGGCTTTGGTTTGTAATGACCAACCTGCAGGTACTTCGTTGTTTTTCCACTTGCCCATCATATTCGGGGCAATTTGCTTAAAGTAGCGACCCCATATTACATTTTCACCATCACTGGTTTGCAACCTAGCTACAGCAAATGCCAAAGAATTGTTTGCTGGAGAGTTCACCCATTGTATTTTTGTTCCGTAGGCTTTTTCTATCTCAGAAATAACATAGTCACGATCTTCTACCGTATTATACTGACCAGGATTTTCTCCTTGTTCCTTAGATACATCATATGAAGGGTATCCACCAACCTCAATAAATTCTGCTTGAACTCCACTAGAGTGGGTAAAAGGATCACCTTGTTTTCTTCCAAACAAGCCGCTAGATTCAAATAAAAATTCGTTTGCTCGCATAATAGTGTATTTAGTGCCGTTCTATGTCTTCTTCAATACAGTCCCTGCCGTACTGTATTTCTACAAGTACGCAAGGATCATTGTATGGATTGCGCAACTGGTGCCACACGCCCGGATTAATTTTATAGTAATCGTGTGTATTAAGCTCAACATTACCTACACAACAACGTCCTTGTGCTATTAACCACAACTCTGTGCGCATATGATGACGCTGTTGACTTAGACTTTGTCCTGGTTCTATTGTAAGTGTTTTTACTTTAACACCAGGTACGCTATATAGCACATCATAATGACCCCAAGGGCGTTTTGTTTTACTTTCTTGCTTTTCCCAAAACGCTGTCCAGTCAGTAAGTAGATCACTGCTACTGTTCATCTTGTACGTGCCGCCTACACCCCACTCGTATATGACGCCGCTGACGCCAGTCTCGGGGATGTTCTGTGCTGTGCGATCACCTCCGTTGGCAACAATGATTTCATCGTCTTTCCATGTTTCCTTAACTGTTCTAATCGCATCTCGTGCGCTGTCATCGTCATCGTTAAACTCAATGACATAGTCCACCATTTGTAAATTCTTTACAATAGTAGCACGTTCGTTCCAATTCATAAATGCACGATCTTTTTTGCGTTCCAACCAAGCATCTGAGTTGATGCCTACTACCAAGTAGTCGCCTAGTTCTTTTGCCGCACGAAAGTAAGCAATATGTCCTGAGTGTAGCGGATCAAATCCACCTGTAACCAATACAACTTTCATCTCTTGTTAAAGTAAAGTCCCTTGTCGATCCATTGTGTTAAGATTTTGTCTTGTCTTATGTATCCAAACTTGTTTAAGCACTCAACAAAAGTCTTATTGATCAAATCCTTGTCAGCAAGATCAAACCAAGTCGTGGTTTTTGGATCCATTGGTTCGTGGTGTGATTTGTAGACTGCTGTGTGTATCCATGGGTCATCTGCTTCTTTTTTCATGTAAGCATCACAACAATCAAATCCATTTACAGCTAACATGTAAACTAAGTGTATAAGATTATGATTGTAGTACAACTGACTATTACTGTAGACAATTTCTTCATGTCCGTACTGTGTGTATGTTGACTGTGGAAATATCATCATCAGCATACCATTTTCTACCAATTGTTGGTTCCAGGCACGCAAGGTGCGCATAGGATTGGTCATGTACTGAAATGTGTTGTGGCTCCAAATAAAATCAACCTGTACACTCAGGGGTGGGTCATCGGAATCTAAATCAATGTTTGCTGGATGTACATTTGCATATTCACGTATTTCAGCATCTAGCAACTTGTCGACTGCATGATCGCATGCATAAACCTTAAAGTTACGTGGCACAGGTGGGTCATCACGTGTCATCAAGTTTGCCCACCACTGCACATCTCTGCCTGTACCACAGCCAAAATCTGCTATGGTAGTTAGGCTGTCCAGAAAACTATCGTACTCGTATAACTGCTCTAGTGTTTGTAAACTGTGTTCGTGTGACTCGTATTCATTTTTAAATGTTATCATAATTGTACATCTTCCATTCCTGCTGTACGCAATCTAACCACATGACCTATCATGAAGTTTTTGCTTTCGAGGCCTTTCATCAGCCCCAACCATTTGTTACGCAATAGTGCTACTTCGTTAATGAATGTTTCAAAGTGTATAACATCATCTTCACCATCCACATACTTTTCTGCATCACGACTACTTAGTGCTCGCTGGTATCCCTCAAGATACTTTTGAAAGTATTTCCTACGTATCTTACGCAGTTCGATATTTAGAAAGTTCAGCACTGCTTCAATCTCTTGCAACTGATTAAATCGGTGTTCTGTTATGCCTGGCAAATTTGCCGCGGCACGTTCAAGGCTACCATTGATATAGGTTTCCTTCCTGGCCTCATCCAGTTCTTTCTCATAGTGGCGAATAAAGTCTGGTATCTTGCCAAGATCTGCTACAACTTTATTATACCACATTATTCTTCGTAATCAGAGTAGTCTTCTTCGTCATCGTCACCAACATATTCCTTTACTGCTGAACTAGTATATTTGTCAACAAGGCCAAATTCTCTCAACTCCTTGTCGCTAATTGCATCATTTAACATACTTACTAGATTGTCTGCGGCTTCTTGCCGTTCTTTAGCTGGAATATATTGTTTAAGTATTGTATATGTTTCTACTAAAACATCTACATCAATTGACATTATTCATCTCCCAAATTATCAATGTCGGGCTCGCTTACGACGTCAGTAAATGTTCCTTCGGATATGTTTCCCCAATCATTCATGATTGTATCTAAACACCCGCCTTCATTGCGTTCCCATTCCTTACGGAATTGTTTAATTTCGTCGCCCGTTGACGTTGTGTATTTAAGTCTATTACCTTCTTTTACTAGCAGGTCTTTCTTTTCGCACAAGTCAACTAATCCACTGTAAGGATTCATACCTGTTTCATATGGAATCTTAACCTGTACACTTTCAAACGGTTTAGCATAACGTGTTTTCATTACTTTACAACCTGCTCTAATACCTTTTACTTCACTTATCTTGTTGCCTGCTTCATCTTCTTTCAGTTTCATCTTCTTCATTGCAACAACAATACTGCTTGCATAGATAAAGCCTTGTCCGCCGCTGATCTTATCATCCGGATCAAACATGTCTTGACTTGCGTAAGTGTGGTTAGTTGCTACTAGTCCTACGTTAAGCGAACCAATCATGTTAACTGTGTTACGCACAAGCGAAGTAAGTGCCTTAGGCTTACGTCCCATATCACCTTTCATATCGCCTTTGTTAAACTGATCAACATCAGTAGGTGTTAGCAACATACCTAAACTGTCAATCACAAACAACACTTTGGGTCTGTCTTCTTCTGCTAGTGTTTTGTACTCTATCATAAAATCGCTAACAGTTTTAGCAACATGATCAATCATAGCCATGTTAAGTTTTAACAGTTTCTCTGGACTGGTATCAACCTGTAATGCTTTCAGCCACGCTTCGTCGAGCGCATTTTCTGAATCAATCAAGATGACAAAAATACCTTGTTCCTGTGCGGCTTTGATGATGTTACCCGAACATATATAACTCTTGCCTGCACCTGATTCTCCCGCAAACACTGTTACTTTACCTAGTGGAATACCTTTGTTAAAGTCACCACTAATTAAATAGTTCAGTGCATAGTTGCCAGTGCTGATCCAATCTGTTGGATCACTAAACCCAAAACTAACTCCATCAATGCTTTTGGTTAGTCCTTTACGAAATTTACTTACATCAAATGGTTTTGCCATGTTTATTTTTCCTTATATAGATCTATGAATATTTTACTACTATCAACGCCACGTCTAGCGTCCATTACTGCTAACTGCTTAAATGTTTCTGTTAAATTCTTTTTGAACGGTTGTTGTATATACTTTAGCAAATTTTGATAACTGTTTTCCAACAAAAATCCTGGATGTTCTGCGATGCGTTCTTCTAACTGTTGCTCGACTAATTGTAACATCTTATCTGGCAAATGTCTAATATTTAGGTACTCAGGAAACAACAACGGACCAATTACAAAAGCGTTTGGGTGAAAGTTCCAATCGTTCATAAACTTGTCCACAAACTTAAACACACTAAAGGGATTAAGTACAAAATACAACATGTTAAATGTAATTTTATGATCCAAATCTTTTATTTTCCTCAGATTCCTACAGAATGTTGCCCATTGTCCTCCGTGTCGTATATAGTCGTACTCCTCACCCATTGTTTCTGCACTAACTGTCCAGTGTACGTTCTTGAACTTACACGCTAAATCAAACACACGAGTATTTGTATGACTCAAATTGGTGTTGATGCGTAAATTAACATCTGGGTTAACTAATAACAGTTTCTCTAGTAGTTCTTCGTTTTCCTTCATTAACAAGGGCTCGCCGCCAGCCATGTAAACATGTTTTAGTGTATCCACATGTTTGAAGATATATGCTTTGAAGTCATCTCGTTGTTGTTTATTGGGTGTGTCTACTTTTATACCTAACTCGTTTGCCCATTGACTGCTAAAGTCTGCGTTACAATACACACAACTAAAGTTGCAGAGATTGGTCCAACGCACATCTATTTTTTCTAACCTATGCGCATTTACCTTATCATACGTATCTAGTGGCACCTGCTTGAGTTCACGCAGGTAAAAAACTCTATCACTAATAATATCAAACTTATTCCCCCCTTGCTCTAGTTCATAACAAGGATCACAGCGTTCAC